AGCTTTGCAAGAAATACAAAAACGCGCACGAATGTTACAGGCCAATAAATGCAGTTTTAGCAGATTAGTATCTAACTCGTAGTTATACACCAAATGTCCTCATAATCCGTTATGAGGGCAAATACCGAGGTTTTTATGAGCGAATTTGACGAACTGAAGCGGCTGGCTGAGGCTGCGACGCCGGGTGGATGGGCTGTTGCCGAACAGAAATACCCACGCCGCTATATGGGGCATCATATCGAGCGGATGATTGTTACCGCTTATGATGACGGTCAATTGAAATCGCCATATCCAATCGTCGCAACTGCGACAGGAGTAGGCATCGGCGACAAACCAATATATTTTTGCCATATATCCGAGGAAAACGCTGCATACATCGCCGCCGCAAATCCCGCAACAATCCTCGCCCTGATTGCCCGGCTTGAGGCGGCTACGGCGGAGTTGGAGAGGTTGCGGGGTCAAGAGCCGGTTGCATACATGGATAGTCGGTATGGGTTATGCTGGTATAAGGACAGAAAACCATCGCCGGAGACTATTCTCTACGCCGAGCCAAAGCTACCCACACACCCTGGCGCTACCCATTGCGACAACTGCGGCTGCACATGGCTGGATGATGGGCTGAATCCTCTGGGCTGTCCATATTGCGAGGCAAAACATCATGACTGAAAACAATCAACCACAGGCTCCTGAACGGTCATACGAAGGGCAATTGCGGCAAATAGCAGGTGATCGCCAAACCTCGCTGGCCGCTTATGCCGCAGATGAAATAGCGTGGCTACGTTTAGAGCTGGCGCAAGAGCAAAAGCGGCTGGACTGGTCATTAAAACATGGCGCTATACAAGGCAATCAAAATGATCTGTTATGGTGTGAATGGACTGATCAAAACAACACTGAAGTCAAGGAATCTTAAACAAAACTGCACAAACCCGCGCTCCACAATAGACGCGCTGATGAAGGGGGAATGAGATGAAATGCACAAAGCACGAACAGCACGACTGTGTGTATTGCTGGCGCGATAAACTGGAGTCGGCTTTGGCTGCTGCCAGCACCCGCATATTTGATCTTGAGCGCAAACTCAGCAAAGCCGAAATCGAGCGCGGATGGGCGATTGGCGAGCACAAGAAAGCGCTGGTAGGATTGGAGGCGATGCGGGCGCAGAAGCCGTGTCTTTTTGCATACAAGATTTTTTCCAGCTCGTCAGGTTTTGTCTATACCACAGATGAGTCCGAAGCAGTCATGGGCGGCGCTGATTCTGGCGGATATAAAAAGCTCTACGCCCAGCCGGTGCTAGCCCCGACGCAAGTGTCTGACGAACCCGTCATCGACAAGCCAACCCTCCCACCAGGGTGGCAAGTCGTCCGAGTGCCTGATGTTGAGTTTCAGCCGCGTGATCAAATCTACATTTCAAAAATCGGGGTGGATGGCAAAGCTGAGCGCGGCGGAACGGCGTGCAGATTGGATGATAGCAGTCTGTTCTGGCATTTTTTCAACGACTGGCTGTTGATGCAGGAAGGCGCAGGCTGACGAACGACATTGCACCGGCGCGAATCCCTGGAAAACGACCGGGAACTTAGCGGCAATCAACGTCTGTCGGATGGCGGGCGCAATACCCGAACCATCCGATGGGCGGCGTGACTTTATCCCCAAAAACCGGGGCGTCGTGCGATGTAGCAGCACACCCGGCCAAAATCAAACCCAAAACGATAATTTTACCCATTGATCACCCCTTAGACACTTGTCCCAGCGATACGGCAGTTGTGACGGGATCATCGGCCAGTTGTAATTGTTGTCCAGTGCAAACCAGCCTTGATCGGTTTTAACCAGCAACACCATGTGCCCCTGACCGTCAGGCATGTAGCAAGTGGCTAACAGCATCTCAGTTGACGGTACGCCAGCCTCTGCAAGTCTAGACCGTTTAAGTAGGGCATAATCCTCGCAGTCACCAAATTCCCCGGCTGGCTCCCAAAACTCCAGTTTGCCGTACTGCTCCAGATCGGTTTTGTACGTCACTGAGGTATTTACGTCAGCGTTTACCGATTCAGCTATCGAGTATTTCAATGGTCACGTCCTCGGTCGGCAGGCTTGATAAAAAATCGCGCTGGTCGATATAGTCGGGGTCGGACAATACGGCCTCTGGCAACAGCCACCGGCCTTGGTACTCCAGCGGCTGCAATCGAGATCCGTTTGCGCCATGATCGCCGCCAGTCCAGCGCCGGAGTTGGGGGAGGCTACCGACAAACGCATCGCCGAGCTTGAGGCCGAAAATCAGACGCTGCGGACTGATGCGAATCGCTGGAAAGAAGGCCGACTTAGGTAGTCGGCTGATCGTCATACCGCAGCGCCTGTAGAGTCAAGCCACGCCGTACCAGACCACCATATTGGTTTACCAGCGGCTACCAGGGTTGTATCAAAATACAGATAGCCAGCAGCATCTGACCCTAAAGCTGGGCGGCTGGCAGTAGATCCTTTTACGCTCTGATAGCCTTTAGGCGTAAATACTGGTGAAGATGCGCTAATAGCAGCGCCAGTCAGGGTTGCCGTAGCATTGGCTGTTACGGTAATCGTGTTATTGACCGTATCTACCTGCGTTACCATGCTGTTGGTGATGCCAGCTCCAGCAACAGTGATAAAGCTCCCAGGGAAAATATTGGTCATGTTACTGGGATTGGTGATAATTTTAGTTCCGTTTGTGGTATCACCAGTCGCCGCGACGGCTGAAAACGTACCGCTTGTTGTGCAAACCCAATAGGTATTGCTGCTGGCGACGTTTGTTGCTGATGGACTTGCCCGCCATATAATGTCGCCCTGTTGCCAATCGCCAGTTGTCGGAGCTGCCGAGGCTGATCCCATGCGCCGCGTGTTGTGGAAAACTGGCGGATAGTCGATCAACCCCATTTGCTCGCCGCTGCTCATGCCGACTTTTGGCGAAAAATCCTCATAGTTGCGACCATACGAAATAACTTTATCCCTTGTCGATGATCCTGTCAGCGACGCCGGGCGGATGTAAATCTGGAATCCGCTAACAAGGGGATAGCCAAACGAATAATTATCAGAGACGACCAAGCCTTTGTCAGCCCGCATAAAACCGAAAGTGTTCGCAGCATTAGTGTTTAGGCCTACATTGCCTCTAATGACACATTTAGGCGATGTAAAGTTAACCGCATGACCTGCCGCTAGGGATTGCAGATTGATATGTTTATTGTTGATATATGAGCGTGCCTGCGCAATAGAAATATAACCGGCCCCGGCAGTATTTGCTGTGTTGTCGATGGTATTTCCATCGTAAATTGCATCAGCTCCCGCAGGAGAGCCAGAAACCGTTGAGATATCAAGAATCGCTCGGCCCGTAGGATAGACAGCGTTGCCCAAATACACGTTGTTGTATCCAAGGTTGTAAATCTCGCAGCCATCTGATGAGTTTGTGAATCCATTGTTTTTGATGTAGTTATTTTCAATAACACATTCGTTTGATGCCGCCGTACAGGCTGTACCATATGCGCCGTTATTCGTGACGATGCAGCTCCTCAAAACTGATTTGAGCGAACCAAGCGCCAAATAAATGCCAGCGCCTTTGTTGTTATCCAGCGTTACGCCATCAATAACCAATCCGAAATTGTAATACCCGCTAGCAACTCCCTCAGACTCGGAATCAATACCAGCCATAGGGCTTGTGCCTTTGCTGGCCCCCAATTGGCCAGTATTGCTGTAGCTTCCACCAGAGACCAGCATACCTACGCATCGAAGGACGGAAAGCCCCTGCCGGTAGTTGTATTCACTGAAACAGTTGCGCAGCGTAATTTTTGATGGTGACGGAATAGCCTGTGTTGACCCACCTACGACAAAGCCATCCATCATACAGCGAGAGGCGGTGCAATGATTGAGGGTCACATGATGACAGTTCAGACCAATATTGAAGCCATGTTGTTTGTTGGTTTGGTTTGGATCGCCGCCAATCGGGGTTCTGACATCTAGCCTGCCATCGAATTTCAGGCCGTTGATGGTGATATTGCTGCTGTTGACAAACCAAAATCCGCAATTTGCGACAAGCGCAGGATTGCTGGAATGTGATTGGATAACTGCACCATAGCCGTTGATGGTGATGTTTTTGTAGCCGTCCATGTACAGGAAAATGACACGGTTATCGCCATTGCCATGGGTGTAGTAATACGGCTCAATATGCAACACGCCACCCGTTGTCGGTACTGAGCGCACCGCCTGGAGCATGGCGTAACTATCATCTGTTCCGTTGACATTTTCCGCCGCATCGCCTTTCGCGCCGAAATTACAGAACGAATAGACGTTATCCTCACGCACCCAACAGCCGATGCCACTAGGTTGAGTCTCGCCTGATCCACCTAAAAACCCACTCATTACCGGCAGCCGTGTACGGACATTCGTGATGTTATTGGGGTCTCCTGATGGATAGCCTCCAGTTGTCACTCCGACTGGCAATTCAATATTTCCGCTGGTTGTTCCAGAAAAACTCGCATGTCCAGCCGCTGTACCATCCCAAGGCACGGTCGGGCTGATAATAGTCCCGCCATTGTGCCGAGATTTGGCCATCGTTGGAGACCAGACAAATACGCCGCCGCCTCTTGGCGTGCTGCTCGTTGCCCAGCCTCCCCAATAGCTCGCTACAATTACCCGTGTGCCAGTTGTTGTTGGCGCAATGCTCAACAGGTCATAGATGGTGTCAACTGATTGCGTTCGGCTTGATGCCTGTCCGGTGATGTTGTCTTTGTCGAACTGGGTAACATCGTTCGCATCTTTCAGGATAAACCGATACGACAAATCATCAGCCAGATACAGATTACACTGGCCGTCTGCGTCCAAAACGATTGGATTGGTATTGAGTGTGCCAGAATCATCACTATAGCTATTCTGCGGCGTAGTTGTACCGGCCATGTACGAGTAAAGCAAACCGCCAGCCAAAGGCCGATTTGTACCAGTGATGAAAAAGCGCGGCTTTAACCAGGGAGACAGAGAAAACGCCATTATTTTGATTCCTGCGGTTTGTTGCGATTGCCTGTACCTAATGCGCCAAGCGTACCTGTTGCAGAGGCTCTTTGTGATTTTACTCGTTCGATTTTTTTCATCAAGCCGCCTAGCGTGCGCAAATAATCCTGACTCTCCTTGCCAGTCAGGAGGTACTGTCTGCCCATGTAATCGCGTACCTGCTCTGGCGTGCTAATTTTCTGCCAAAACGCAGAGGCTTTACCGGCTGCGCTAAGAGGACTCCCACCCATCAAATGCACCATGCTTTCGGCAGCGTCTTTCATCGGATCAAGACCTAACTCAGCTATCGCCGCTTCCCGCTGTGCCGTTTGCGACCCAGTGTTGACACTGTAAAGACCTTTGAGCGATTGCTCGCCTTTCATCATTTTGGCAAACTGGCGAAAACGCGCTGGCCCCATTGCCTCAAGCAATGCCTGGCTGGTGTTGCGGTTTTTGCTGATCTCGGTCAGAAAATTACGCCCAGACGGCGTGCCGAGTTTTTCCTCTAGTGCGCGAAACACGCCGATTTCATAGGCTTTCTTCTCGGCATCATTGAGTGTCGCCTTGTAATCCCGAATATCCATGTGATTGCGTTTAAAGAGATTGCCTCCCTCTTCGACCGAATCAATCAATTGTTTAGGCTCGGCAAATTTCTGATTGGCCAGACGGTAAATGGATTGACCGTCCTGAGTTACCGGGGACGACCGCTCCAGTTTATCCATCAGCGCATTTTTTGCCGTCAAGATACTGCGGGCAAACTCGGCATCGCCCGACGCTTTGGCATTGCCTATAGCACCGTTCATTGCCCGTTTCAGCCTCTCCAGTTGCATGAGTGGGATTTCGGCATTTCCACTTCCATCTTTGATGTATTTGACGATATCCGAAAAGTCCTCACCCTCCAGACGTGCCATTTGATTGGCTTTGGAGACATAGCGGCCAGAGCGCTGCACCAGGTCGCGCACCTCATCATCAATCGGGACTTTGACTGTTTGCAGCACATCGTAAAATGGCTTTGATTCAGTCTTTGCCTGTGTTTCCAGTGCGGCAATGGATTTGTTAAAGTCTGGTTTTCCTCCGCCCAACACTTTATCGGCATAATTTAGGTAGCGTTTTGAGGCAGTTTGCGCCAATCTGGCTTGCATATCAGCAACAGCCGGAGCGGTGCGGCCACTCGACAAAGACACTGCATCAAGAGAGCGCAACTCATTGGATTTCGGCCCACTCAGCGCAGCCATCGGCGTCCCTACCGGCATCACATCAACTTTTTCCGCCAGCCGGTCGGAGTATGGTATTTCGTCGCCGTTTAGCGAGAAACGTGGGTTTTTATTGCGTGCGCGACCCGTTTGCGCGATGGCCTCAGCAATTTTCATGTCGCCCTGACGTTTGATCCATTCCTGTGATTTGCCGATGATCGCGCCATATGGATCAACAGCCCCGACCTGACCACGACCCGGCCCGACAGGAGTTGGGGTAGCATTTTTTATATCGCCAAATGCCCGAATTGCAATATTTTTGCCTAGCCCAGAGGCCGCCGAAATAACCGGCTGCGCAACACCACCGACAACCGCGCCGACAACCGCGTTTTTAGCAGCGTCAGCCGCAACACCGCCAGCAGTATCTGCCTCGCTAGTGCCAGCGCCATATGCACCACCATACAAAGCCCCGGTTTTCGCCGACTGCGCAGCCAATTTGGCGGCGTAAAAAGCCTTCTCGGCCTTGGTTGCGCCTTGTGCTAATTGCGCCGCTTTGAATGGAGTAAACGCAGCCAATGGAGCGCCAGCCATCACGCCTGTGACCGCCGCTGTGACCGGATAATCCTCGGTGTACTGTTTCTGTGCGCCACGGATCAAATCACGGTTTTCGATGTATGCCTGCCTGATATCGTTTCCAGTAGCTGCCGCACCAAGCCCGCCTAAAGCGCCATATAGCTCATCGCCAAAGCCAAGGAGGCCATTACTGACAGCAGTAATTGCGCCTTGTGCTGGAGATGGTAGATCGCGGCCTCTCTGCTCATCAGCATTAACTTTTGCCGCTGGCGGAGTTTCGATGACATAGCCTTTCCTTTTGCTTTTTGGCAATTCAATAACATAGGGCATTATTTAGCACTCCCGAATGGTATCCATTTGACGCCATTGAAAATGTATTCCGGTTTACCCGTTTCTGGATTTTTCGCAACAGCGCCTTTAGGTGCAGTTGCAGGCAGGTCATTGACAATATCGCCGTGATTTACGGGTTTTACTGGCTCAGCAGCGCCATTATAGTCCCCGTATTTGGCCTGTATTTTCAGCAAAAGCGACTTGGCCTGTTCGGCGGCTGCGATACGTGAGGCGGCAGGCAAAGTTTTATCGGTAACAACACCCATTTGTGCCCGGTAACTCTGTACGTCGCGGTCAGTAGATGGGCCGGGCTGTTTCTGCGCAAATGTGACCAGCGCCTCGCCCGCCTGTTTGGCCTTGGCCATGCCTGCCTGTTTTTCTTCATCGCCCATCCCAAAATAGCCAGCTATTTCTTGATAGGATTCTCCAAAACCGGAGCCAGGAGACTCTTTAAGCGCTTGGATATAGTTATCAATCAGCGGCAAGCCTTCATTGGCGTTAGTGAGTTTCTCTTTGCGAGCCGCTTCGATGGACGCTTTTTGCTTGATATCTTCTTTTCCTTGAGCAATAGCCAATGCACGCTCAACTGGATCGCCTTTTGCCAGTTCTAGACGCGCTTTTCTTTCGTCGCTGGCAGCTTGCGCTGCTAATTGACGATCCTGCTTTTTAATCTCAAACGCCATCTGCTCCTTATCTTTTGCCGTCAGTACATCAGGTTTGACGGTAGTCGTACCGGCAGCGCCGAACGGAATTTCTTGCCCGGCCTTGGTCATAATTCGCGTCCCGACAAAATTACCCTGTGCATCATAAACAGGGTACGGATTACCGACTGGCGCATTTTGTTCGCGCTCAGCGACCCGTTGCTGCTGCAATGCCTGCGAGTATTTAAAAGCGCTGTCCACATCTCCAACCGCCAGTGCGTTTTTGACAGCGATTTGCAATTGGTCGGCATAGGATGGCTCAGCACCAGCGATAGCCGGTTTGACAATAGGCTGACTGACGTTGTAATTGCCTGACAGCAAATCCTGACCGAATACCTGTGGTTGCGGCGTGTTTTTGCCAGCCTCCGATGCCAATACGCCGGTCATGCCAAACGGCATTTGTCCGGTTTGTGGCGTTTGCTGATATTGCAATGGCGCATACTGGGCTGGCGAACCGGATCGGATTGTTTGCAAATCATTGGCAATACCCTGCTGCATCCGTTTTTGCTGCGCCCGCACCTCTTTCGCCGTGTCGTACTCCTCGCGCAGTTTTTGCATCTCAAGACGGTGGCGATCCAGCACTGCCGCCCCTTGTTGAGCCTGCATGATGATTGCGGCAGGATCAAACACTGTTTTGGCTTGCAGAGGGATGTTTGGATCAATGTTAAAGGCCATCTAATCACCCGTACATTTTGTTGAGCGCATAAAGATTTGTCAGACTGCCCAGCGTATTACCCAAGGCATTTGCGCGGGCAGCATAACCACTTGCTCGCGCATTGGCTTGTTGGCCTAAAATGCCTGTTTGAGCATTGGACAGATTCGCATAAGTATTACCCGCGTTTTGTGCGTAATTACTGCCTTGACTGCCGAGCGTATTCGCTGCTTGTTGACCGCCCTGAGATAGCCCTGCAACGCGGTTGAAGTAATCGCCAAATTCTTGAGATGCCCGTCCATATTGTTTGTCGTACTCCTGCGATGCCAAGCCCTGCCCGAACTGCTGAGCCGCTTTCATCTGCGCACCGCTATAGCCCATGCCGCGAGCCGCCGCCGATGAATCTAATGCACGCTGACCCTGTTGCAATTGGAATTTGTACGCTGGATTGTTGATATCGAACTGACCGTTAGCTAAACCCTTGCTTTTCAGGTAGGTGTCAAATGGGTTATTGAGTTGCCCACCGCCCTGATTCGCGACTTGAGTATATTGCTGTTGTTGCTGACCATTGCCATGCACCTTCAACAAGTGTTTTCTAGTCGATTGTGGTTGTTGCATTGCTGCGCCATTCGATGTGTTTTGCATCAATTGGCCTAAGCGGTTAATGCCCCATTGGCCTTGTTGCAAGTATGGCGCTTGGTCGGCCTGCTGTTTTTCCCAAATCTGCTTTTGCAATGCCAGTTGATTGGCGGCTGATTCTGATTCCAGTTGTGCAGCTCTATCAGCGGCCGCGATTTGAGCGTCAGCCGCTTTATCGGCCTGTTTCGCGCCGTAGATACTGGCACCAATAGACCCCAAACCAAGGCCAAGCTGACCTAGCGACATGCCGCCAACTGATCCACCAGCAGCACCTGCTGCGCCAGCAGCACCTGCTGCGCCAGCGCCACCAATACCAGCCAGATATGGAGCGCCAATCGCGATAGCGCCAGCACTGTTTACAGCCAAATTTTGAGGTGTAAATGGGATGCCAGCGGCGACCAGAGGGTTATCGCGCAGAGTGTCATCAAGATTTTCGGCCTCGCCTTTGACTTGATCCTCAACTTTTGACCAGAAACTATGCCAGCCCATATTTCACCCCGTTGTCATCTCGACAGTGATTAAGTGGATTCGATGCCGCTGGCTCGGACAGTGACCTTTGCTGCCACATCAGCCAACCCCTGAATGAACTGGCTTGCATTGAGCCAATGCCCAACAATCTCAGGACAAGTATAGCACTCACCCGCCGCCAACGACTTTGCGTTGATGATTTTGTTGTCATCGCCCGCCGTACCGCCACTGTTGATCAAATGGATAGTGATTGTGCGAGCAACCGTGTCATTGTTGGTGCAGGTGAATTTATCTATCCGCGTTTTGACATTGGTTGCCGTGTAAATTGTTGCCGCCGAGGCAGTGAGCTGCGCGGATGGAATTAAATTTTTTGGTGTTGTGCCCATAATTATCCCCTGATGATTTGTGTTTACGCAACGCTTTTAGGATCGAATTGACCTTTTATGCAAATTCGGTAACAGCAGCCGTGTTTTGATTGATGATGCCCTGCACCAGTCCATATAACAACCCGGCCTTGGCTGCCGAGGCGCATCACTAGCACATCAATTTGTTTTTGCATTTCATGCGTGTTGCTCATAACACTGGCATTCCTAAAAAAATCATGATGTCGTCAATACGTTTTGAAATTTCTTCAACCTGGATTTGCGGATAATGAGGCTCGGCGGGTTCAATCGCCAATGGCAACGCTGACAAATCTCCGCCATCAACAGCAATATTTTCTGATGGCCTGCCGATAATCATTTGCTCATCAAGTTTTTTATTGATCTCTGCCAGTTCGTCGCGAATTTGCATCAGCAGCACCCGGTCAGCCTCTGCCTGCATGAGCGCAGGGTCTAAAAAGTCAGCGCCAACGTATAAATCAATCTCATCTGTTGCCGTTGATGTATCGCCACCGGTAGACCGCCACAAATCGTACAGCCACGTTTTGAAGGCCCGAGTATTTGTCAGGTCTAGAGTCAGCGGGGATGGAATTTTGCTCATGTCGCCCCTGCCTCCAGATCAATATATCCACCCATCAACACTGTTTTGACGGGAGCCGACCCGAAAACCTTGTAAACACGGTCTCTGGATTGACCCAAACGCGACCACTGCACCCGGTTTTTGCGCTGACCAACGACACCGAGCGTAGACTCACGCGGCGTTTTAAATTCATGACCGCCATCGTCGGAATAGGTCAGATAGCAAAGCGGCTCAGACCCGTCCTCCAATCCGACACCAGTCTCGAAATTAAGCACTACCTGGTGATGGCGCAGACGCTTGTAGTCATTGATGATGTGCGGACAGGTGCGCGACCATCGTATCGGCAGACCGCCATCCAAATGTGTTTCTGAATCTAGCTCATAGATGTAGCCGCTCTCAAAATCCCCGACCAGATGTTTGCCAAACGCAAACGCATAGCACGATGCACGGTCACGGCCCATCTGATAGGTCTGCCGCATGTGCCAGGCTGCTTCAGGGTCTTGAATCGACGCATCATAGACAAAGGTTTTGTTGTCGGTCGGAAACGTCAGCACGTAAAACGTGTGGCCGTTTTTTTGGTAGGTATAGGCAAACGCATCATCAATGCGGTCGAGATTATTGATTTGATGTTCAATGCCTCGATTAGAGATGATTTGCGGCGTGTACTCATTGAGTTTGTAAACTATGCCTGTGCCGTGACTGGATCGGCCCAGAAAAAACACAGTATTGTCGGCGCGAGCAACGGACAATGCAGCAGCGCATCCCACCTCCATTGTCGCACCCTCACGGCGGGACAATGGAAAATCAGACTCACCGGTCACAAACCACACGGTCGACGTGCGCTCGCCAAACAGAATCAGCTCAATGTGATCAACAATGAATGTGACGAGGTTATCCGGATCAGCCTCGTCTGACGCAAAATCCAGACCATCAAACATCAGGTAGTTATTCAGCGCCGAGATGTAAAACTGCTGGGTGTTTGGCCGCACAAACACGCCGTAACCGCTGATATAGTCGACACGCGGCGAGCCATAGAACGCTGGCGATGTGATCTGACTCAGAACGCTGGTATTGGTGTCGAAAACGTAACCGTTAAAGTTGGAGACAATACATAATTGCCCGGCATTGTTGAACGCAATCGAAGCGCCATAGGTCACGGTGATTGAGCCGACATTCGTATAGGAAAAATCAGCAGAAACACGGTACAGCGACGCCCCGCAGGCAACGTACAAAAAGCCCCGGTATTCCGCCATTGCAAATACTGGCGCTTCTGGCAGTTGAATGAATGCTTTTTTCCCATCAACCCGAAGCAGCGCCAGTTTGTTGTCGCCTTCACTGGCGTCGATCTCCAGAAACATGTTGATAGTTTCCTGGGCGTCCTGGTTGGCACTAAACCCCTTGTGTTGACCGCCGAGGAAATTAAAGCGCATGACTACACCCCATCGCTCAATATCCGGTTGTTGCCTCGCGTCGGAAACAATAACGGATCAATACGGGCAACCGGGACGCTGACCATAGAGCGCATCACAATCGCCTTTGACTCACGCGCAGACTCGACCAGTTCTGGAGATACCGAAAATCCGTACTCTGGCGCAATCTCGATAGCGGTATTGAATTTCAGCGCCCGAATCCATTCTGGCGGGTACGGCAAATCATCATCCAGCCCTAACTCATCAGCCGGTCGGATATTGTCTATCGTCAGCGTGCCGGTATTTGGTGCTGGATAGAGATAAATCGTTGATAGTGGATTGTCTGGTTTCAGCGCGATAAATTCGGGGATAGTGCCGGTAACGGTTTTCAGGCCGATTTTTTGATAGTCGGCGTAATCAATGACCTTGACGTCATAGTCCATGCCGCTCAGCGTATAAGTCACAACATAAAGCGCTGTCGGTCTGGTGGCGTTGATATCGCCGCCTGGGCCAATCGTATAGCTCAACGCCCCGGTCATCGTCTTGCTGACTTTGCCAGTAGATGCAGATAAAAACCGGGTTGCACCCCATGACGCCAGCAGCATGTTCATGGATTCGAGCGTGTCAGTGGCTTCGTCGGCAGCGGGTGTTTCAGATGAGGAAATTGCCCCAATTAATCGGAGGATGGATCGAACCAAATCGGCAGTGATCATTATTTTCTCCGTTTATTGGGTTTTTTCGGTTTTTCTAAAACAGGTAATTCTGTGGGTTTTTCATACCAGCCCAATGCTTTGAGCCGGGCGATATCATTGGTGTTGTAGGCAAAACAATGGCCATGTTGATCGTGTTTCATAATAACCAACATGGCCAACCCCTTACGACGATGCCAGCAGGGACGCAGCGGTCAGACGGGATTCCAACTCAGACACGCGGGTTTGCAGGTTTTTGATAACGTAGAGCAAACTGATCAACTCGGCGGCATTGGCAAAACCATAGGGAGTGGTGCTTGTCACCGCCGAGATAGCATAGTCCGGCGTACCAGCAGCGTCAGCAATGGTAATCGTGGTCAATTGGTCGGTCAGCACGGCAGGCTGAACAACAGGAGTGCCACCCCAAAAGGCGAGTTTTTCGGTTGCAGAGGCAACCACACGGCAACCGTCTGTCGCCCCATAGCTGAGGGTTTCATACGATGCAGGATTTACAGCAGTCATTTTGCATTCTCCAGATGGGGACGACGCCCCATCATAAATTAGTTGGTGATACGGCAAGCCCACTCTGGACGCAATGCAGCCATCCCGTAGAGGATATCAATACGCATCAACAACTCATCGTTGCGGATATCGCTGCCCTGCCATACGCGCATTGACAAGCCATCCTGGTTACGACGCACGCATTTGGCAGCATCGGCCATCAACGGCAAATCAGCGGTAATGAATTGGAACGCCTCTTTGTGGTACATGAGGTTTTGCGTGTAGGCGGTAGATGCCGAGCCGGTGATCAATGCCGCGCCGGTGTTTGTTGGTACAGCTGAGCAGTTTTGACGTGCGCCCGTAGTGATGATCGCAGGGCTAATCGACACCGTGACAGCGCCGGAACCGTTGGCAGTAGCATCAGCGGTAATGACAAACTGTTTGAGATGTGCGTAGGCCTCTTTGGTCTCAGGATGCACATCGTAACAACCGGCAAACGTGATGATAGAGCCAGCGGTAATCGTGCCGTTGTTGCCCATCGCGGCCAGCGTAACGGCAGTGTCACCACTGGCCACGGAGTCGTTGACTGTACCAACGTTATCACTGGAGCCGTTGGTATGTGCATACATACGCTCGTTTTCGTACCAGTCCGCCATGCCAGTGCGACCGATCATGCCTTCGCGGTATTGTTCTTTGATCTGGTTTGAGTCTTGAAACAGACCTTTCAGACCATTGACTAAACCGCCCATTGTAACCGAGTCCATTTGCACGTAACGATTGCCATCCTTCGGGGCCAGTTGCTGATTGAGTTTGGCTCGGGCGGCACCAATCGCAGCAAGGTCTGTCGGCGGCGTGCCAGCAGTACCGACCTGCTGGTAAACCGCTTTTGTGGCAAATGACAAAAAGTCGCCTTCAATGCCAGATGCCAGCACGGAAACAGCAGGCTCGATGTATTTTTTGCTGAATTCGTCAATTGACTCAGGTGTGATCAACGCTAATTCGGCGCTGTTGAATTTCATGTCAACACCGTCTTGAGTGGCGACGGTAATCGTACTGGTATGCTCGTCCTGATCCTGCACATCCATGACTCGAGAGCCTTGACGACGCAGATATTGGTTCGGCTTTTGAACACGCAACGAATCGCCGTGTTTAGCACCATTGGCAGCAAAAGAGGCATCGTATTGACGGTCAATCGTGCCAATAAAAGACAGTTTTTCATGTGCAACCCGCAGCACTTCGCGGGTCACTAGGTCGGTTACGTTAAAGCTGTTCGCCATAATTTTCTACTCCACGTCATCTGCGACGTTGTTTGATTTGTTGAGCGCGAAACTCCGCGTATTCTTTGTCTGTCATATCGCTAACCGATTTTTGGCTGGGCGAATTACTGACAACAGGTTTAACCGGAGGCGGCGCGGTCGATACCGTTTTGGGTTTTGGCACATTTGACCGCTCTGCCAGTGCGCCGATAGCCATCAATTGTTGATAGGGCGGCAAGGCGGCAATGCGGTAGGCCTCTGAAATTTCCTTGCCCAACGTATACGCAATTTCTGCGCCTTTCGGGTGTTGTGCAATGGCTTCCAGCGCCTGCGGTGCAAATTCAACTTCGGCGACACTGGCAAATACGGCGTCAAAATCTGGAGCAGTCTTTTTGATGGCATCAACTTTTGCAGACCATTCCTGCTGCATCTGTTGAGCCGTAAACTGCTGAGCCTGTTGCTTTTGCGTTTCCTGCGTTTTCTGGCTGTATTTGTATTCAGCCAACGCTTCGGTATAGGATTCAAAATCCTCGTACTTGCTGATATCGGGCGGCTCTAGCTTTGGTGCTGTTTTCGCCTTCAACTGATCAAGTTCTGCCTTTAAACGGTTGTTTTCCGCAACAGTCTCGTATTTTTGACGAGTTAATTTGTCGATGCGCTTTTTAACGCCATTGGGTAGGCTGGTTTCGTCTGGCTCCTCATCATGCGTTTCAGTCGCAACAGGAGCTTTTTCAGGCTCTTTAGTTTCGACTTTTGCAACAACGGGGGACTCAACGACTTCGACCTGTGGGGATGAATCCACAACAACATCAGACTGAGTAGTATCACTCATGGGATTGGGTTTCCTGGTATCGGATTTACATGCGCCTCACGGCGACCTAGCTATATGACCGAACTAGTGCGGTACTATAAAAATAAACTATAGATGCTATTCCGTCAATTCATTCTGTTGTACATCCGGCAGCACGGGCATCTGTTCTGCAACAAGCTCTGGCGGGGCGGCAGGCTGTTCTATTTCTGGCTGTTGAACGATAGGCGCGGCATCCTCATTAGTTTCTGGCTCATCTGGTAATTCCGGCTGTTTCGCGGCATTAGCCAGAGCATCGTTGACAATGTTTTTAACATCATCTATCGACAACCCAGCAGTGGCGGCTATTTTCGCAAATTCGATTTCAGCCTTGACGTCAATCTCGTATTTTTTCAATCTCAACTCATCGTCTTTGTCGTCCTTTTCACGCTCCAGCGCCGAGATATGCTGCGACATTTCGTCAATCATCTGTTTCCCCTGCTCAATCATGCCTTGCACGCCGGGCGGCAATTCCTGTTCACCGTTGTTTTCCTGCAATTGCGGCGGCAGCAGCTTTTTCAGGCGGTCAGCCATTTCTTCCGATCCGTCCCAATCCATTGCCTTCATCATCAAATCACCGCCAATGTTGAGCATGGCCGGATTGACGCGCATCAACTCCATGAGCATGTTCAGCGCCTCAATGCGTTTTGTCGCATAACTCGCGCCTTGCGTGACTACCAAGTCATATTTTCCAACCGTTAAATCAATCATTTTCGGCTGACCCTTGACCTGATCGACCTGATTGATTTTGGCTAGTTTTTTCTCGCCATCAACCCCCATGATCGATACAACCCGCGCCGAGTCATAGATTTTCGGGATCATTTCAATCAGGATACGGCCAGTCAGACGAATGGCGCGAGATACGTTGTCAATGTAGGCAAAATTGGCCGTGTCTCCTTTACGTTGCTGAGCCAATATTGCACGGCCTGATTTTTCGTTGTCCTCCTCCCCCAGGCTGGCGCTAAATATGCCGGTTGTCGATTTCAGTTCGTCAACACACATCAGCGCAGCTTCGTTTGCGCCTTTGTCGACAATCCCGGCATTGACTCGATTTGGTAATGGGCTGGATGGGTCAGGATTGTAAATCAGATAGGGCGCAGTCGTTGTTAGTCCGTCCTGCCAATATTGCTCATAACCCTCAATCTGTTTTGCCGACACTAAAACAGGCGCTTTTGGCGCGAGTGCTTTTTGCTCAGTATCAATCGTGCGCCAGTAGTTGTACATCCGCTGCGGGTCTTTGGCAAAACGGACGATCCCGCGCAAAGTGCGCTTGCCGTCAACCAGATCCTCTTTGCCGTTGACGCCGACAATGGGCAGGATTTTCCCAGCCCAGTCTTTTTCCTCCAGAATATCACCGCCGCTGAGATAGCACATTTTTACCGATGTGACGGTTGTTTCGCGCTGTTGCACAACAACTGTCTCTGGCATCAACTCAAACGATGATTTTGTGTTGCCATCGACGTCCTGCAACAGATAGAGCGTTTTCTTTTCCTCGACCTTGTACCAATGCTCGGCGACGACCACTTGGTCTTTACCTACTACCCATTCTGGCGCAAAATCATCAAAACTGTAGGCCGATTTGTCTTTGCCCGGCCAGCGTGACTGATAATCATCTTTTGTGATGACCACTTTAACCGTTACATGCCGGGCATCAGAGTAGTCAGGCAGCTGCGCGTTTTTGTCAAAATAGACGGATAGCGGATCGGTAATACGCTGGATCAGCAAAATCTGGTTAAAACTATCCTCAGACTCGTAGTCAGTTTTCACGCGCCACGCGCCAAACCCAAAATTAGCCGTATGCTCTACCGCTGTGTCATAGGCAAAATCTGCATTTGACTCGTTTTGGATTGCCCGAGCCAGGCCATCATAGATCAGCGCTACATCCTCGTCGCCATCCTCAGCCGCATGGATTTTGATGGATGGTTTGTTTTGCCGGGCGTCTCCCGTTACCTGGTCAATAAACGCCGGAATCCTGTTGACCGTTTGTATGGGGCGATTACTCAACTCCCGCGCTTTACGGATAACATCTGGCCACTGATCGCCAGCAGCAAACCGCTGGTCATCGCGCATTAACTCGCGCTCCTCGTTTTTGGCCTCAACATCCAGTTTGATAGTTGCGCAAATAGACTGATAGCGGTCGTCGGTTTTTTTCATTTTGTCATCTCGACAATATTGTTTGGTTTTACGTCAGCCAGTCAGCAGGCATAGGCTCGCCATAAATCGCCTGATAGAGCCGGTTTGCATCAGCAAAAACACTAGCCGCCGCCTGAAAACTCTCAGTAGACAATATGTTCTGGTCCTCGGCAAACGCGATATTTAGCAGCGGAATGTTGCTGGCTTTGTTGCGCAACGATGTTAATGCGTCATTATGCTGCACGAGGGAAACATGCGCCTCAGCCTCCTCGCGGGATTTGAACGCAATGTCAACGCCGTCGACTTTAAATACGATTTCTTCGGTGACTTCAGTCATGATTAACCCATCCAGCCGTGATTTGTGACTACTCGTTTAATCGGGCTGATAGCAGGCCGATCAACCAAACTCTCTGCATTAACGCAAATATAGCGCAAATTGTCAGCACCGTGTGAAAACTCATCATGTAATGGTGGGCCAGGCTCATTCGTTGCCTGATTGATTTGCCGACGATACCGTTTCGCGCACTCTATCAGTCGCTTGGTTTTCTCTTTGTCGAAATAAATGCGGCCAAACGTCATGCGTGTGAGTTTTATCCCATCCTCAATGCTCATGTTTGGTGTTATTTCTACCTGCCAACCTAATGCCTGCATGATTTCCTGAGCGCTTTTCCCGGTCTGAATGCTTTTATGCCGACCATCATGCGGCAACCACAATTTACCCCAGTTGAGGTTTTTGTTTTTGAGTAGAGAGCTGTAGTAATCCAGCGGCTTATGGCTGTCCTCAATATACTCAATCACTCGGATTTCTGACGATGATCGCTGGACCAGGCTGATTGCCATTGCATCATTCCAGCCCAGGTCAAAAACAACGTGCACCTTCATGAGCGGATCGTATGGCACATTGCAGATGCGGCGCTGCAATTCAACGGCTTGCATTTCATCGTAGTAGATCGCGCCTTCGACTGCGGGCTTACAGTTGCCCTCCCAAATGTTCTCGTAGTTTTTCGGGTCGGTCAGTTTGCAGTGTTGGCGCTCGCGTTCAAGAACATCCGGGAACCAAGGATTGTCGCAGTAGTTGACCTTCACCATTTCGGCGTCATCAGGCATGTTTACCACAAAACGCTGATATGTGTCGTCTGTTTCCAGTTCTGGGTTAAACGTCAGCCAGATTTCAGAGCCTGGCTTGCGGATAGTCGGGATCAGCACACCCCATGATCGCTTACTAACGGCCTGTCCTTCCTCAATCCAGCATATATCGCAGCCCTCATACGACTTGATCGTGTCAACAGTGTGTTGAGCAAGGCCGCAAAATGAAAACTCAGTGCCGTTTTTCCCACGGATTTCGGTTTCCAGAATCTCGTAGAAGTAACTCAAGCCTAGTGTGTGAATTTGATCTGATAGCAGCTTATGTACAGACTGCTTGATTGACTTCTGCACCTCACGGGCGCAGAGAATACGGAGCGGCGTTTGTGCACCTTTGATCAATAGTGCTCGGGCAAAAGACCATGACTTTCCAGACCCACGACCACCATATGCGCCCTTGTATCGCTTCGGCCTGAAAAGAAACTGTAGCTTTTTTGGAAACTCAGCCTTGATTTGTGCCGACAAAAGACACCTCGATGCTGTGATTTATTGGGCCGCCACCTTCACCCGTATGCTCTGTTTTTGTTTTTTCAGTATGATCAGCAGGGAACCGACAAGATATAGCCTTTCCCCATGCAGAGGCACTAAACCCAGGCTTCAACATGCCATTTTGCCCAGCATCTTCCCACCAAGCCTGACTATGAGCCATCGCGAGCGATAAAGCGTCAGAAAATTGTTTGTGCGTCCGCTCCCATTCGTAGATACATTCGCGGCTAATACCTATCTGAGCGGCCATCCATGTCTTGCTTTTTCCCTGCTTGCCCCATTCAATCACTGCATCACAGTATTCAGGCTTATACTCGCTTGGACGTCCAGCAGCCATTACACCATCCCCTGAATAAACCACCAACCCAAATACAGCAACCAACCAAAAAACCCGATTATCGACAACACGCCGAGCAGGAGCAAATAACGCATAAACCATTTAAGCATGATCAATACCCCATTACCATCGCGGCCATGACAATAACGCCAGCGCCAAACACAAGCCCAAAAATGATTGATGCAGCGAGCAGTTCAAATGCGGGCGTCATAATCAGTGTCTCGCAACGGCTGTACGTTTGGACACG